GTCCCTGATGCGATCAAGTTTGCGACTATTATTCAGGCTTCAAGATTGTTCAAACGCCTTGAGTCCCCTTTAGGTGTTGCAGGTGTATCAGATATCGGCATTATGCGTGTTGGAGCTAACATTGATGGCGATGTTGCTCAACTAATCAACCCGTTCAGGCTTCTTAGAACAGGTGCGTAATGAGCATTAGTGATCTTAGAACGGCTTTAGGTAATAACCTGAAAACTATTACGGGGCTTAGAGTTGTTGAAACTTTACCTGATTTAGTGAACCCGCCTATGGCAATGATTGGGTTAGATTCGATAACTTACAACCGCCAAAATAATCGTTCAATGAGCGAATACACGTTCAAGGTTACTGTTGTTTTAGGTAGGGTATCTGAGCGCACTGCTCAGGCTTCTCTCGATGTTTTGGTTGCACCAGGTTCAGGTTCAGTCAAATATGCGCTCGAATCAGATCGCACTTTAGGTGGCAATGCTTTTGAAGTTTTTGTTGCTGAACTGGGTGCGTATGGGGCGGTATCTATAAATGGAATAGACTATTTGAGTGCTGAGTTTTCAGTTCAAGTATTCGCAAGTTAAGGATAAATAATGGCAATTTTTGTCGCAACAGATTTCAGCGTTAGCATCAACGGATCTACCGCGTTAGCTTCTTACTTGACTCAGGTTGAGTTGAAGACCACTGCTAACGACATCACTACAACCGCTTTTGGTAGCACTTGGGTTACCCGCGTTGCAGGTTTGAAGGAAGGTTCTCTAACACTTCAGTTCAATCAGGATTATGCTGCTTCGGCTGTTGATGCTGTTCTATGGCCACTACTAGGAACTAACGCAACTGTTGTAATCAAGCCAACAAGCACTGCTGTTTCAGCAACTAACCCTGCTTACACCGCAATTTGTCTTGTAACTGATTACACCCCAATTTCTGGAAACATCGGGGACTTATCTACCTTCAGCATTACGCTACCTACAACAGGAACAGTGTCCCGCGCAACAGCCTAAGTTTTAGGTTAGGGTTATTGTATGAATGAGATAACTCTTACAATCAACTTTGTTGATGGAACATCACTTGAAGTGAACACTGCTGCTGGCGATCTAGTCAAATGGGAAGCACATTTTGATTTAGGTATAGATAAGCTCGAAAAAGTCACTCACCTTCTTTACCTTGCATGGTTGGCTGTTACACGCCTAAAGAAAACTGGTGAAGGTTTTGATGGCTGGATTGACCTTGTTTCTAAAGTTGAGGTTGCAGACCCAAAAGCCTAAAACCTTTAGGCGTTGATTCGCATCATTGGCTGATTGCTAATCTTGCTGTTGCAACAGGTATCGCCCCTAGTGTTCTAATGGAAGAAACAGATCGTATGTTGAATACGATGTTATTTGCGATTAGGTATCAAAGGGGCGGTAATGGCTGAAGATGTTGTTTTCGATGCTAAACCTATTTTGCGGGCGTTGAACGAACTTGAACCAGGTTTGCGCACCCAGATGCTCCGCGATATGAAAGACATCACTAAACCTATGGTTAGTGAAATTAGAAGCGTTATCCCTAAAACTTCCCCTATGTCTGGTATGAGTGAAACTAAAGTTGCGCGTGGCAGTGGTGGTTTGAACAGCGATAAAACAGGGCGTTTGAATTGGGAAGCAGGTAAATACAAGAACCGTGTTATAGCTCCCGATAACGTTATTCCTAGACTTACTTCAGGTAGATCACGCAAGGTTTCAGTAACGAGTTTGTTTGGTGTTTGGTTGCGTTCTCCAGGTGTGGCGATGGTTGCTACTGCGGGTAAAGGTTCAGGAACACCTAGAGCTAATGTTTCACGCGAATACAGTTATAAGGGTGGCAAGCGTAGGCACACTTTGAACGGTCAAGGTGCAGCGCTTATTCGTAGAGTAAAAACTACTGGTTTATACAACTTCTTTTATATTGCTGCGGGCAAGAAAATACCTGATACTCAACAGCGGGTAAAATTAGTTTGGGAAACCTATTCAGCCAAAGTAAACAGGAAGCTCTAATTTATGTCCGTTCTAATAAAACTTTTATCTAAGTTTGATGATTCAGGTATAAAGAAAGCCAAAGGTTCTTTTGGTGGTTTGAAGAAAACTATTGGTGCTATTGGTATTGGTATTGGTATAAGCCAGATCACTGATTTGTTGATGGAAAGCGCTAAGGCTGCTTCAGCAGATAAAAAATCAACTGAGCTATTGAACACTCAGTTAGTTCGCAACGCAGGTGCAACAAAAGCACAAATCAAACAGTCAGATAAATTCATTGAAAAACTTTCCCTACAAACGGGAATTATGGACGATGATCTACGCCCAAGTATGGGTAAGTTTGTGCGAGTTACTAAAGACGTTGATAAAGCTCAACAACTTCTTACTTTGTCTTTGGATGCTTCAGCAACAACAGGTAAGCCCTTAGAAAAAGTTTCAACCGCAATTTCACAAGCCTTTATAGGAAATAGAAAACAACTTGAAAAACTATTCCCATCACTGAAGACAAGCAAGGACTTGTTTGGTGATTTAGAGAAAATTGTTGGTGGGGCAGCAATCCAGCAAGCAGATCCTTTTAGCAAGTTCAACAACAGCATGGACATTCTAAAAGAAAAATTAGGTAATGCAATTCTTCCTTTGATTGAAGATTTTGTTGCAGAAATAACTAAACCTGGTGGACTTGTTGAGCAGGTTGGTAAGTTTCTTGAAGATTTGAGCAACCCTAAAACTGAAGCAGGGCAGATGTTTGTTGATATCAAGAACGCGGTGAAGGATGCTTTCGGCTATGTAAAAGATTTCTTTGCCTTCTTTGGTAATGGTGATGCTGTTGAAGGTTTTAAGAATATTGCGACAGCCCTAATACAAGCTCTCCCTGCACTTCTAGCCCTAAAGGGAATTATGATGCTTGCAAGTGCAGGTAAGAGTATCGCTAACCTTGCTAAGGCTATTGCGTTGATGACTGGGGCTGGTGCTGTTGGCGATGGTGGCGGTGTCCTTGCAGGTGGTAAAGGTAAAAAAGGTAAAGCGCCGTTTATGAGCAAACTTATCGGCTTGCCTGTCGTTGGAACTGTTGCAATGGTTTTGACTACTTCAGGCGATACGATGCAAATGACTCCCGAAGAAGCTGCTAGAGCCGCCATTATAAGAAAAGGCATAAACCCTGATACAGGTAAACCTTACAAAGGTGCGTTTGGTGCAGGTATTATGGCTAGCGGTAAAGGTTTTCAAGCAAACACAAACAACAACATCACTATCAATGTGCAGTCTGCTGACCCTAAAGCGGTTGTTGATGCTGTAAGTAAATACGCTAAAAACAATGGTGGATTACCGCCAGTATTCTTTGGTAAGAATAATTAAATGGCTGTCCCGACTTATCTTGTCGAACTCAGTTTTGGTGCAAGCGGTTATATCGATGTTTCAAGTTACGCGCAAAGTGTAACTCTGAACAGGGGTATCAGTAGATCACTTGAAGATTATTCTGCTGGATCTGTTTCAATAACTTTTGTAAATAATGCGCGTGTATTCGACCCCCTAAATACTTCTTCTATACTTTGGTATTCTGCGGGCGGTTACACCATCGTTCAACCTGGTGGAAAGATTAGGGTTTCTGCTAATGGGATTAGAGTCTTTACTGGTTTTGTTCAAGACTGGGATTTTACTTATGATTCTGCTGGCTTAGATGGGCGGGCAAGTCTCACGGCTTTAGATGAGATTTATAGGGTTGGTAATGCTTTCTTCACTGGTGGAACTGCGACAGTCATTGAAGGCACATCAGATCGTATAAAACGAGTGATGAATAACAATAGTTTTGGTGCAGCCGAATACGCTGGCGTAAATGGTAGTCAAACAATTGTTGGCTTGGATGTAAATGATGCTGGAGATAGTGTTTTAGCTTATCTGCAACAACTTGCTAGAACTGAACCTGCGGACTTTTATAGCAATGCTTCAGCGGTTATGGTGATGAAAGATAGAAGTTTTACTAACTATGTTTGGACTAATAGTAATCGCCAGAATCTAGTCAAATATCCTGGAACAGCAACAGTTGCAGTTAATGGTTCAAATGGTTGGGTTTATGGTTATCAGGCTGCTTCTACTGTTGTTACGCCTTATGGTGGAACAGCAAACAAATCTCAGATTTCTATCCCTGATCTACAA